GGCGGCTGGCCTGCCGTTCGATGTGGATGCCGTGGACATCCAACTCAAAGACATGGTTCTCACCCGCGTGTCGCGTGACCGCGATCCCGAGAACGAGAACGGGCTGATTTTCGTGGCCGAAATGCAGGAACTGATCCAGCTGAGCCGGCTAGCCGACAAGACGCAGCCCAGCCAGGACCAACTGGCCGACGGCGACCCCGCCAAGTCAGGCGCTGCCGCAGATGCAAACAGCGGCCAGCAAGTCGGCGAGGCGCCCAGCCCAGCCACTGCACACGCCGTCAATGTGACTGATGGCATTACGCAGGTGTCGCCATGATCGAGATCGCACTGAAGGCCGGCAGCGCCAACGCACATCAGCGTTTCACGCAGCGCCTGGGTGAAAACCTGCTGGAGTTCCGCGTCAACTTCCTGGCGTATCAGGAAGTACCGGTGTGGACGCTGGATATCTACCGCGACGGCGCGCCCGTGGCCCTGGGCATGGGCCTGAACGCCGGCGCCGTGCTGACGGAAGGCTACAACCTGCCCGAGGACATCGGGCGGCTGATCTTCGTGGGCGCTGAAGCGACGCTGGACAATCTGGGCAAGGACAACCACTTGGTATGGCTACCGACATAAAACAGTATCTTCGCAAATGGTCGATGCTGCTGAACGGGAAACCATTCATCGACGAGACCGAGGGGCGGCAGTTCCGTGTGGTATTCGATATCGACGTGCGCCCCCAGAACACGCAGTCTTTCGCGGACATCCAGATCTACAACCTGGCGAAGAAAACCACGATCGAGCGCGGCAACGACATCATCTTCCAGGCTGGCTACAAGGATCAGTTCGGCACGATCTTTGCGGGCACGGTCACCAACGTCTTCCGGGAGCGCAGCGGGCCAGATGTGTTCACGCGGCTGCTATGCTGGTCTGCCGGGCAGGCCAAGAATCGCGGCGTCATGAAGTCGCCCTATGGTTCTGGGGCCAACGTGAAGGACGTGCTTAAGGACGTGGCGGCAGCGTGGCCTCTGCGCCTGGAAATGGACGCGTCTCAGTTCACCGATAAAGACCGGCTGCCCGCCGGCTGGACGGCCTACGGCGACCCCAAGCGGATCCTGGATGACCTCGCGCGGATGTTCGATTTCAACTGGTCAGAAGAGCATGGTTCGCTGGTTATCACCAGGGTGGACAAGGCGCGCACCACAACGATCTTTGATATCAATCAGCACGCCGGGATGGTGGGCATGCCCGAGGTCAACCGAGGACCGCAGGGCCTGGGCGTGAACGTCACGACGCGCATCAACCCGCATATCCGCACCACCAGCAGGATCAACGTACAGTCGGAATTTTCGACCTACAACACCGGGAACATCTTCGTGGCCGAGATGGCCGGGGATGTGTCGGCCAACGGCGAATACAACGTGTTCGGCATCCTGTTTCGGGGCGATTCGCACGGTGACGAGTGGAATATGAGAATCGACGGCATCCGGGCAGGAACCAAAGAGCCGCTGGTCGCCGACGGCCCCGGCCTGGTGTGGGGCGCGAAGGTCTCGCAGGAGTTCCGCGCCAAGGTGCGCGAGATTGCCGACAAGCTGGGTCTCGATCCCAACTGGCTGATGGCGGTGATGGCGTTCGAGACGGGAAGGACATTCAGCCCCGCCGAAAAGAATCCGATTTCAGGCGCTACCGGTCTGATCCAGTTCATTCCGAGCACGGCGGCCAGATTGGGCACGTCCACGCAGGCCCTGAGGAACATGACAGCGGTCGAGCAGTTGGATTATGTCTATGCCTATTACAAGCCGTATGCTGCCAAGATTCGGACGCTGGCCGACGCCTACATGGCCGTGCTGTGGCCCGACGCCGTCGGCAAGGCCGATGACTATGTGCTGTGGGTGGAAGGTAGCATCTACTACACGCAAAATCGCGGACTAGACCGAAACCACGACGGCAAGGTCACAAAGAACGAGGCGGCGAGCAGGGCGTTTGATATGTTCAAAGAGGGGGCTGCGCATAAGGCTTAATTTGCCGGATGGAATGCGCACTCCGTTGTCTTTAAGTAAGGAATTGAAAATTTTCGCCCTTTATCAACCGCGGTAATTGTCATTCTGTCGTCGCTTAGCTTCCATGCGCCAACAGTAAATTGATGCGGTTTATATCCATTTGGAAAATAATCCAGTTTGTACCACCCTTTTAAATCAAAGTCGTCCTCTGGCATAAACATATATCCAGATATCGGATTTCTCGCAGTTCCGGCCCAGTCGATCGGATTATTAATTTTTATGTCGCTTGCTTTCGCACACCTATAACGCAGTCCGGCCCGCTCAACCTTGTTTCCGTATCCATCGTCTCCGAAGTATTCAGCAAATGTGAAAGCGTGGGTGATGGTCTCCATTCTTTCGAGAGCGGCCTGCGCATCCTCGAACACACGATCTTCCGTAACGAATGACGGACATTCCTTGTCGGCCGTAAGGTACGAGAGGCCATCGCCAGGCTGGGAAAATCGGAAAGTACATGAATTCCGGTCCTTGTCTACGTACTTCATCTGGTATCCGAAAAATGGATTAACAGCACCGGGGCCGGACACGTTTACAGACATGGTTTTTGCCATGACGGGAATTGCTATGCCCAACGTTAATGCGGCGGCAATCGCAGCTTTCGTTTTCATGTCATTCCTCGATTATCAGGGTTGCAGATGAATTCCGGATTTTTCCGCACGGCCTTCACCGAAATGATGAAGGGCGTCTGCACAAGCGTGCCTGGTCACATTCTAACGTTCGACCCCGAGCAGCAGCGCGCCCAGGTCCGGATAGGTGTGCAGACGGTGACCGCCGGCGGTGCCGTGATCCAGCCGCCGCCCATCGCGGATGTCCCGGTCGTATTCCTGGGCGGCACGCAGTTCGTGACAATCCACCAGATCGACCCAGGCGACGAGGGCCTGATTCTGTTCTCGCAGCGGTGCGTGGACGCTTGGAAGCAAACGGGCGGCGTTGCCCAGAACCCGCTGGCGCGGTTTCACGACGCCCACGCGCATCACCGGATTTGCCAACGACGGCATCCGCCTGCAGTCGCGAGACGGCGGCCGACACGTCTGGATCAAGTCCAGCGGCGAGATCATCGCTGACAACGGCGCGGCCCAGGTGCGGATCGCCCCGGACGGGGATGTGAACATCG